ACTCTTCTAGCGACTTCCGCGGGATGCTGACCGACACCACGGCCTTGTTACTGGTTATCGTCGATGACGACGAGCGTGATCCATGCCGACCCGGGCTTGTAGGTCTGGGTCGTGATGCGGACGGTCTTCCCGCCGGCCACGATCTTCTTGCCTTGGCCTAGGGAGGCGATGGGCACCCCTGCCGACAGTAGGGCCGCCGATGCCCCCATAGACCCGTCTGGCTGGCTCCAGGAGGCCGTTACAGCGGGGAGGCGGACACTATACTGGGTCCGTTCCATATACCCCCCTGCTTCGAGCACGGTCGAGACCGCGGGGTCGGAGATGAGGCAGGAGAAGGTGATGGCACCAGAGTTGGCCGACCCGGCCACGCCGAAGTCCGCCACCATCTCTTTGGCGTCGTTAAGAAACTCGGTTCCGTAGAGGCTCATCCTATACTTGCCCGGATTGGATTAGGGCACAAAAAAGGCCCCCATTGCTGGGAGCCTCGTTTAAGCCTGTTGCCGCTATTAGGCGGTCTTGAGGCGGTGCAGGGAGGTCGCGCGACCGACAGCGGCACCGAAGAGCAGCGTGGCGGTGACGTTGTAGAAGCCGGACTGTTCCTGACCCATGAGGATCTGGACGCCGAGGCCGGTGTCGGCGTCGACAGCGTTGGCGACTTCGAAGCCAGGGATTTCCGACATCGGGAGGGCCGAGGCCACAGCGATAGCGTCAGCGCCGCAGGCGAAGCCAGCGAGGTCTTCGCTGTTCGTCGGGAGGCTGTTCCACTGGTAGACAGCGGCACCAGCGAGGGTACCGATCTGGCCGGAGGTCAGGATGCCGGCACCGAGGACGGAGTTGCCGATGATGGTCGCGTCGCCGAGGAGGCCGTTGGCGTAGGTCGGGTTCAGGATGAACGCGCGGGGTTCAGCGGCCTTGGCGGCGTCGAGCACGCCCTTGGCGGTGACGACTTCAGCGTAGGTGAGGGCCGCGCCGGTGTTCACCGAGGAGGCGTAGTTGGCGTTCAGGATGAGGGCGCCGATTTCAGCGAGGCACTTTTCAGCGAGGGCGTTGGAGGCCGTCGGGACGAAGGCGTTCGAGAGGAACTGCGCGCCGTACGACTTGACGTTAAGGGGCGAGAAGCGGGACGAGACCTTGAAGTGCTTCAGGGTGACGTTGGCGGCGGTGATCGTCGCGTCGTCCTGGGTCAGGTATCCGCCGGAACCGAACTCCGTTGCGGTGGAGACGCCGATTAGCGGAACTTGGACGGTGGCTCCGGCACCCGACTCAGCGGCGGTGAAGACGCTGGAGAAGGCACGGAGGGACGGGAGCTTGCCCTTGAGGGAAGCGATGACGGCTTCCGCGAGGATAGCCGGAGCGTTAGCAATGGAGTTAGCCATATGTGTGTTTTAGGAGATTGAGGTTAGGGGGAAATTAGATGCACGCCTTGATGATGGCGTTGCGGTGTTCGGCGAAGTAAGCGTTACGCTCTTTGCTGCCGACAGGGAGGGACATGAAGGTCGCGAGGTGGTCGACGGCTTCGGCGGTGGGCTTGCCATCCGCGGGGCTGAGTTCGACCGGGCAGACGCCGACGGAGGCCACGATCTTGGCGGCTTCCTTGGAGGCGCTGACCTTGGTGGCTTCGTGCTGCTCGACGAGGGCCTTGAAGGACTCGGACTCCTTGACGGCCACTTCGAGGGCGGCGGTCAGTTCGGCGAGCTTGGCGTCCTTGGACGCGGCTTCGACCTTGAGGCTTTCGAGTTCGGCAGAGACGCCGACCGTCATCTTTTCCACAGTCGTGCGGAGGTCGTCGCGTTCGGCGGTGAGGCCAGAGACGGCGGCGGTGGCGGCGAGGAGTTGCTCTTCGATGGTCATCTTGAATATGCTGTTTATGGAATTAGAACGAACGCAGGGCGTCGTTGAAGGAGTCAGCCAGACCCGTGACCAAGCCCTGGGCGGCGGCCTGCTTGCCGGAGAAGACCTGGCCTTCCATGGCTTCGGCCTTAACCATCTTGCGCTTCATGTTCACGGCTTCCTTGAACTCGGCGTGGATCGTGTCGACCCCGGCCTGGAGATTGCCCAACTGGCCTTCGTCGAGGGACGTGCCTTCGATGCCGGCGCCCTTGAACTTTCCGGACTTGATGACGACCATCTTGATACCAGCCATCTTGGCGGCTTCGGAGTAGTCAGGGATGGCCATGTAGACGCCGATGGAGCCGACGGTGGAGGACGGGCTGGCGACGACGCGGTCGGCAGCGGAGCCAATCCAATAGGCGGCGGACGCCATCTCGGAGTCGGTGTAGGCGAGGGTCGGCTTGCCGAAGGAACGCACCTTGTTGGCGAGTTCTTCGACGCCGGTGACCGTGCCACCAGGGGAAGAGATTTGCAGGGCGACCTTTTCGACCTCGGGGTTGGCGGCGAACGCGTCGAGGGCTTCGGAAACTTCGTTCACATCCACGGCGCCCATCATCTTTTCGAGGGGCGAGAGTCCCTTGCCGATCACGCCGACGACCGGGATGATGCCGATACCGTCAACGATATAGGGCTTAGGGGCCACGCCGAAGAGCTGCGCGAGCATATCGGTAAAGCCGAACTTCTCGGCGAGGACCGCATGGTCTTTCGCCTTGGTCGGGTCGATGAGGAGGGGCTCGCGGCCCGACAGTCCGTTGGTGAGGAAACGCATAATGAAATTAGGAAGCGGGTTGGTCGGGGGTCACGTCGGAGTCGTCATCATCGATGTCGTCCTCTGCGGGTTCAGCCTGCGGGGACTCGGGGCCTTCCTCCACGTCTCCGCTGATCGTGCCGACGGGCGTGTTGGACGGGCGGAACAGCAGTTCAAACGGGATGCCGTACTTGGCGGCCAAGTCCTTGATGTGGACCATGTCGGAAGCCCGCTTGTCCATCTCGGTGCGGAAGTCTAGGCCGCGCTGGGCGTAGAGTTCGGACATGGAGAGCAGGCCCATCTCGACGTCAGCCCGGTCGTTCGCGGCTTCACGGCCAGCGTCGACGGTGACAGACTTCGGGGTCGTCCAGGATACGCGGTTCCAATCCGGGTCGTCAGGGATTTCGCCGGCGGCGATGCCTTGTCCGATGATGTAACCCCAAGTCGGGACGCAGAAGTTCTCGATGATGATGGACTGATACTTCGAGAAGACGCGGCCAGCTTTTGCGGTGATCAACCTTACAGTAGCACCCCCTAAGCGAGAACTATCCCCGACAAATTCGTACGGCAAAACGCCTTGAGAAATATCCCGCTCGAGCGCCGCAAGAAACCCGGTAAAGGTCGCGTTGGGGCGATTGCTCTGGAAGGACGTCATGGATTCGCCGGGAGAGAGGGCGATGAGTTTACCACCCATCGTCGAGGCGAGGTTAGCGTAAGACGATCCGTTAGCGGCACCGAGTTCGGCAGCCATATCACCATCAATGACCCCTTGGTCCTTGACGATAACACGCGTCACGTCCCCGTTGTCCTTCACGGCCTGCTTCTCGAGGGCCAAGATTTCCATCTCGTCCTGGATGGAGTTGATGGAGTGCTGGAGCAGGGGGACGCCACGGGCGCCGGATGCGTACTCCTGGTCGACCACCATCATCATCGACTGGGCGAGAATCTGGCGGGACGAGCCGTCGGAACGGTAGATGTTGACGGCGATGTATTCGCCGAACGGACCGAACTGGATGCCGTCATGCATACCCTCGGGCACCTTGCCTTCGAGAGGGTCACCGACGCGGTGGGATTCCATCAGCTGGAGTTTGGCCTCCCCGGCGCCGTTACGCACCTTGGCGGCGAAGGAATCACCGTCGCGGATCATGCCGCGGAGAAGGATGGACTGAGCCTGGTAGAAACTAAAGCGGTTCGTGATGTCGATGCGCTTGGCCTTCTCGGCGAAGTAAGCCTCATAGCGTTCCTGCATCTCAGGGGTCGACGCGTGGCTCTGGGGCTTGATGCCGTCGCCCACGGTGTAGAGGCAGATGTCCGCGAGGATTTGCTTGAACAGGCCGGAGTTGCGTTCCGCCCAGCGGCACTTGCGGACCATCGTCAGGCGGTCGTAAGGGGTCAGGTCACGGCGAAGGTCACGGGGCTCAGCGCCGTAGGCCGCACGGCGGGCACGCGTCACGCCGATGCTCTGCCAATCGCCGTAGGAGGCTTGCGGCTGCGGGGCGGCGGCTGGCATGGCCTTGGGCGTCTTGGAGGGACGCAGGCTGACGGTCGGAATCTTCTTGCGGGTGGCCATGGAAAGTTAGTCCTGACGGTTCTGCCAGTCGGTCGAGATGATGGTCCGACGGACGCCGTAGGTGGCAGGGTCTAGGCGGCTGAGGGCGAACAGGGCCTCGCTCAACATTTCTTTGGCGGGTAGAACCATCTGGCGGCTGGCACTCGAACCGCTGTCGCTGTAACTCATGAGAGTCTTTCCCTCGGTGATCATGGCGACCGCCTTGGCTTTGATGTCGAGGAGTTCGCACTCCGTAAGTCCGATAAAGAGTCCAGAGGCCATTTAGATATGCCTGCAATGGAAGGCGAAAGGGGGGTACGACGCCCAGCCCACGCCATGAGTCTCTTCCACCCACAACACTAAACGCCGTACCCTTGAAGATAGGTTGCCAAGGGTCATTCGGAAGGCAAGTCGGTTTCGGAGGTTTCCCGCCCAGCGATGCCCCAGCGGACGGCGGCGAGGAGGGCGAGGATTTCGCAGTCCATGGCGTGGTTGTCCTTCTTCCCCTGGGGAAGTATCCACATGGGTTTCCCGGTCCGCTTATCCTTGACGCGGACCTCGGCGCTCAACTGTTCGACGTATTCGGGGGTGGCGTCGAGGGCGTAGGACCAGACGCGGCGGGCCCGCAGGCCGTGCAGGAGGTCTTTGCCTGCCGTGGCGCTGTGGACGATCAGGGTCGCCCGCTGCGGGATGCCAGGGACGACGATGGACTGCTTCTCGGAGTAGAAGCGGCGGGTCGTGTTGCCGGTCTTGTCGGTCACGGCGAAGTCATCGGAGCCTGAGCCCTTGGCCGTCTTCCAATTCCGCTTGGCGGTCTCGCGGTAGACCTCGGTCGTGTTGTCGCCGGAGTCGACGAGCACCAGCGCCTGATGCACCCCGTGCTGTTTGGCGAAGGCTTCGACGTTGCCCCATGAGTCGATGCGGGCGAAGGCCATCAGTCGGCTATGCCCGGTCTTGGCCCAGCGGCGGACCGTCACCCAGAAGTGTCCACGCTGGACGTCGACCCCCATCGTGCGGAAAGGGATGCTTCCCGGCACGGCGTCCTTCTGGTCGACCACGCGGGCCTTTGGGGTGATGGCCGCTTCGGCATCCCAAGGGTCGGACATCTTGTAGTTGGCGGCCTCGGCCAGCGCCACCATCTCGCCGCCCTCTTCGCTCCAGGGCATGGCCAGCCGCTTCTGCTTGAAGATGCGCCGCGGCTCTTCGTCGCCGTATTGGTCGTTGGCTTCCTTGGCCTTGAGCATCAGGACGCCCAGCTCGCCCCAGCTCATCGTCGCAAGGCTGTTCCAATGCAGGCCGATGTGCCCGGAGTTGGCGGCTACTGATGTGGCGACAAAGGTCCCGCGCGCGTTGGCCTCGAGACGGCTGGCGTTCGTGTCAGGCAGATGCGTCCGACAGGCAGCGCACTCGTAGGTCGTGCCCACGCTGACCTTGTGCAAGTCCCATGTGCCGGTCGACTTGGCGTCCTCGGGGAACCTGATCTGCTCCCAGACCCACGGCTGGAGCGCCGAGCAAGACTCGACTGGGCAACGGAAGTTCCAGTCACGCTGGTCCGTCGTCTCGTGCAGCTGATGGAACTCTTGCCCGGCCCGTCCGCCCTGGGATAAGAAGATGCGTTTGCCCATCCAGCCGAACGCCGTCACGCGCGCGCTCAGTTCCGCTAGGTGCCCGCTAGGTGCCATCCAACATTCATCTGCAATTGTATATCGAAGCGATAGGCGCTGAAGGTTCGCCTCGTTCCAGATGCCGCGGCAGTAGAGCGTCATGCGGTCGAAGTCCGCGGTCGTGGACCTGTCGAGGTCGTCGCCCGAAAGACGCGCCTTCACGGGCGGGCAGTTGTTCCAGACCGGGCGAAGGTAACGCAGGGCAAAGTCCTTGGCCTCGGGGTCCGTGGCCTGAAGGACCATCGTCGGGCCGGGAGCGTTGGCGATGATGTGGCAAGTCAGCAGGCGGGCGAAGAGGGACTTGCCCGATTGGATGCTGGCGAGGACGGTGAGGAGTTTCGTCTCGGGATCGGCGGCGATGCGTAGGGCTTCGGCGACCCACGGAGTCCGTTCGGACCTGAACGGCCCGGGCATCGGTGAGTCGGGGATGGCGAGCACGTTGGACTCCAGCCACTCTACGACGTCGCCCGAGTCTGACGGACGCAGGACATCTCGACCGATGCGGAGCAGGTCGGCTTTATTCATACAAGCCTGCCTCCTTCAGGAGACGATACAGCTCGTCGGACAACTCCGACCACTTCCTCGGCTTGCGTTTGAACGGACGCGACGGCTTCGGCATCGGCTTGCGCCTGGGCTTGGGCTTACGCTTCGTCATGGGTAGATAAATCAGCCTTCACGCGGCGCACCCAAGCCTCGAGCACCTTCACGGCCTTCGCCGGGTTCTCGGGGTTGCATCCTTCTGCGACATCGAGGGCGAGCTTGTCGAGGCGGTTGACGATGCCGGCGGTCATGTCGCGCATGGCCTCGGTGGCCTCCTTGGCGGAGATGAAGTCCTTCGTGAGGATGAGCCGACGCTCCTGCTCTTCCTCGAGCGCCACCAGCGTTTTGAGGGAGGCGTTATAACTCGACTGGTACTTCCCCTGGTTCGGGTCGCCCCCTTCCATCGCGGCCTGCCAGACGCCACGCGCCCGACTGACCAAGGTCCGATGTTCGCTGATCGTGTCAGCCAGGGAGCCGTCGTCGAGCTGAGCCGGTGCGGCCTTCGGTGCCGCGGCCCGTTGCACGTTCGCCCGGGCTTCCCGCCACGCCCGAGCCGCGTCGATGGAGTCCGTCGGCATTCCTTCGCGTCGAAGGACCGAGATGCGTTGCGCCGTGACGCCGAGCGCCAAACCCAGTTCTGAGTTAGTGAGGGCCATGGCTATTTTTGCTCAACCCCTTGTTCCTCCACATCGGTCCAACAATTCTTGCCCGTGGTGTCGGGCCA